AAGGGCTCAACGGAGCCGTCAACGGCCTGCAAGAGAGCGCGAACACAGAGGTCAGCCTCGCCGTCGATACGTCGCAGTACACCTCGGACGTTACCGGGGCAGCAACGGAGGCCAACGCCACCGCGCAGGAAAGCATCATCGAGACCAAGGACATCACAGACCTCAACCTCAAGACGATGGGCGCGGAGGCCAGCAGCACCTACGCCACGATGGCAATAGACGCCGAAACGGCATGGAGCCGGATGACGGCGGCTGCGGAGAGCGGGGCGAACGCCATCGTCGCAGCCTTCAACCGCATCGCCTCGGCGGCGGCCAGCGCGAGCAGCGCGTCCGTAAGCGTCGGCGTGACGTCCATTCCCGGAAACGCGGAAGGCACCGACAACTTTGAAGGCGGCTGGACACGCATCAATGAGGAGGGCGGAGAGGTCGCCTTCCTCCCGCAGGGCACGGCCATCATCCCGGCGGACAAGAGCGAGCAGCTCATCGCCGGCGCATCGAGCAACATCAACTCCTCGAGCAGCTTCTCCCCGAGCCTCACCCTGCAAGTGCAGGGGAACGTAGACCAAGGCACCGCCGACAGCCTAATGGCGCAGGCGGAGGCCATGTTCCGGCGGCTCTACAAGGAGATGCGAGAGGAGGAGTACGACACCATGAACATCAAGAACGCCTACGCATAAGGAGGTGACAGCGCATGGCATACACCATCACGGGCCGGAAAAGCGGCTCGGTGCGGTTCGAGCCGGACACCATCGGCAACATCCAGAGCGAGGCCGTCTCTATGTCCAGCAAAGTCACCTCGAACCCCATCGAGAACGGCGCAGACATCAACGACCACGTCGTAAAAGACCCGGTCAAATTCTCCATAAGCGGCACCATCATCGGCGGCCAGCAGGGCCAGCAGACGCTACAAACCATGCGAGACCGCCGGGACATCGTAACCTACACAGGGCGCGTCCGCATCGCAAACCTCGTCATCACAAGCCTCTCTTTCGACTACGGGGCCAAGAACGCGAAGGGCTGCACCTTCAAGGTGTCCTTCCAGCAGGTCAACATCTCCTCCTCGGAGGTGGTCGAAGTCGGGGCGATGCCGATGATGACGCAGCAGGACACCGGGAAGCCTACGAGCTACTCGACAGCCCAGACCAAGAAAACCAGCAGCGACGGGCTCAAGACCACAGTGTCGGAGACCATTTCCAGCAGCGCCTACGCCGCCTATGTGAACAGCTACAACAGCAAACCGGCCAGCAGTAGCGGCCCCGCCACCAGAGCGACGGCCAGCTACAACGGCGTGAGCTGACGGAAGGAGGGCGGCTATGGCATTACAGCTTATCGACCTTGGAAACGAGGTCGAGGTCGTCGAGATTGATACGAGCAAGGTGCCCTACACCTTCTCCGTCAAGCTCACGGACAAGACCTATACTTTCACGGTCAAGTACAACGAGGCGGGGAGCTTCTTCACAGTAGACCTCGCCACCAGTGACGGGGAGCCGCTCGTCTACGGAGACATCGTCCGCTACGGGCGGCCCCTTTTTGGGAGCGTGGAAGACGAACGCTTCCCCCTCCCGGTCATCATCCCCCAATGCCTCACCGGGGAAGACATCGACACAGTGACGTTCGACAATTTCGGGAAGCAAGTCAAGCTGTACCTCCACGAGAGGAGGGTCGAGTGATGGACTTCTGGCTCCGCAGCGCGACCCTCCAAATCGGGGGGAACAGATACTCGATGGACGACCTCGCCTTCGACTTCGAGGTGCCGTTCGAGGACAGTGATGAGCTCACAACGGCCACCGTCAACGCCTACAACCTGTCGGCGAACACTCGGAACAGCATCAAAAAGGGAGACCCGGTCATCATCAATGCCGGCTACGAAGGAGACCTCGGCGTCATCTTCGTCGGGCAGGTGTCCGGCCTTTCCCACAAGCACAGCAGCACAGAATGGACGACCAAAATCACGGCTACGGAGGCCCTCGACCAATGGCTCACGGCACAGGTCAACAAGACCTATACCAAGAGCATAAAGGCGAAGGCGATGGTGCAAGACCTTCTCAACATCTTCGGTATCGAAGTCGGAACCTTTGAGCTCGCCATCGACAAGGAATACCCTCGCGGGAGGGTATGCAAAGGAAAGCTCAAGGACGTTTTGAAGGAAATCGTCGTGAGCGACTGCAAGAGCCGGTTCCTCATCCGCTGTGGGAAAATCATCATCAACAACCCGGCGGACGGCGTGAACAAGGGCTACCTGCTATCGCCGGAGACTGGCCTCCTCCGCACGGATGAGGAAAAGGTCGTCATCGAGGTTGAGACAGACCTCGACACCAAGAAGACCACCGAGGAGAAGGATGAAGAAGCCCAGACCAAGAAGCGGAACAGCCTTCTCAACTACCACCTCGGCCCCGCCGACATCATCCGCATCCAGTCGAGCGACCTCAACGGGCAGTTCATTATCGTCCGAGGCACCCACAAGGGCAGCCAAAGCGGCGACTGGAAGACAGAAATCGAGGTGAGGCCCGCATGAACACGCCGCAGTACAGATACGAGCAGCAACAGCAGAAGAAGGCCGCAGAGGCTATCAACGTCGCCCAAATCGTAAAGGTCACGGCCTACGACGGCGCAAAGCAGACCGTCGATGTGCAGCCAATCTCCAAGAGGCTCGAGCAAGGCACCTACCAGAGCCAGCCCCCAATCCTCGGCGTCCCCATCGTATGCGACAGGGGCGGAGGCTTCGCCAAGAAGGTCGCTTACAAGGCCGGAGACATCGGCCTCGTGGTCTTCTGCGACCACGACATCGACAACGCCGTGAGCAGCGGCACCGAGGGAGAGCCAAACACAGAGCGCAATCACTCGGCCACCGACGCCATATTCATCGGCGGCATCCTGCCCGGCAGCGCCAGCAACAGCCTCCCGGACGGCTACGCCATCGGGACGGAGGGCGGCTCCATCTACCTCGTCGTCAAGGAGAACGGCATCGAAGTTCTCGGAGACACGAAGGTCACGGGAGACATCACCATCATCGGCGATGTTGCTGTCACCGGGGACGTTACCGTCACCGGCAGCATCACGGCCACGGGCGACGTCATCGCCGGAGGCGTCAGCCTCAAGAGCCATACACACACCTGCCCGGACGGGCAGACATCACCACCGCAGTAAAGGAGGGAAGCAAGTGGACAGAAACATGACGTTGAAAATCGACCTCGAGACGATGGACATCCCCCTCGACGAAGATGGGAACATGGTGCTCATCTACGGCGACGAAACCACGGCGCAGTGCGTCCGGCTTACCCTTCTCACATGGAAGGGCGGCTTCCCTCTCGACGAGAGCCACGGCACCGACTACGAGCGCATCTTCGGACGGCGGCGCTCCGACCTCGAGAACGATGAGGTCGAGGAGGTACTACGGGAGGCCATCTTCCAAGAGACGGACGTCGAGCAGATAGACCAGCTTGACGCAGAGACAGACGGGCGCGAGCTCAGTGTCGCCTTCTCCGGCACCCTTTACAGCGGCCAGACCATCAGCATGGAGGTGACGCAGCAGTGAGCACACAAAACGAATGGGGCCTTACGGAGCGAGGCTTCCGAAGGCCCACATACACGGAGCTTCTCGACGCCCTCGAGTACAAGGCGAGGGAGCTGTTCGGCAGCAAGGCGAACCTCACCGTCCGTTCGCCCATTGGCCTGTTCCTGCGGATTTTCGCATGGATTTTGAATATGCTCTTTTCCACCATCGAGGACGTCTACAACTCGCGCTTCGTTGACACGGCGGTAGGAACTTCTCTCTACAACCTCGGCAAGGCCATCGGCCTCAAGCTCCTGTCGGAGCAGAAGTCGAGCGGCTACCTCCAAATCACAGGTACGCCGGGAACCATCGTCCCCGTAGGGTGGCTCGCAGGAACCGTAGCGGGCCTCCAATTCGTCGTCATGGCGCAGGGGGAGATAGGAACAGGGGGAACCGTCCTTCTGCCCGCACAGGCCACCACAGCGGGCCCAGAGGGCAACGTAGCAGCGGGCACCGTCACCGTCGTCATCAACCCCGGCATCCCGGAGGGAATAACGGCGGTCACGAACCCGGCAGCCTTCGACGGAGGCCGGGCCCGCGAGACAGATGAGGAATACCGGGACAGGTATTACCAATCCGTGGACTATGCCGGCGGCGTCAACGCAGACGCCATCCGGGGCGAGATTTTGCAGAACGTCGAAGGCGTCTACTCGGCCATTGTGTACGAGAACGACACCGACGAAACAGACAGCGAGGGCCTCCCCCCTCACAGCATCGAGGCTGTCGTCTACGGCGGGCTCGACAGCGACGTCGCGCAGCAGATTTTCCGGCGCAAGGCGGCAGGCATCCAGACCTACGGAAGCACCTCCGTCGCCGTCCTGTCTTCCAGCGGCGTCACATACAACATCAAATTCTCGAGGCCGACCCTCGTGCCGGTATGGATTAAGGTCACAGACCTCGAGACGGACGCCAACCGCTTCCCTGTGGACGGGAAAGACCAAATCGCGCAGGCCCTCATCGACTACATCGGCAGCGACGTGAAGGGCGGGACGACCATCGGCGAGACCGTGTATTACAACCGGCTCCCGGAGGTCATCTACACCATCCCCGGCGTCCTTGACTTCACCCTCCAGACCAGCCCGGACGGCAGCGACTACGGCACCTACAACATCGAGGTAGACACCAGAGAGAAGGCATACACCGAGAAAGCGAAGGTGAGCGTCTCATGAGCCACGGCTACCTACACACAATGCTCGATATGCTCACCGGCGCTTACAACCGGGACGACGTGAGGAACGCATACAGCAGCCTCCCCCTCGAGACCAACATCGGACGGCTGTTCAACACCCTTGCGTGGGGCCTTGAGCTTGTCCACGACCAGAGCGACAAGATACTCCTCTGGGACGACCTTGACAACGCGCAGGGCGCGGTATTAGACCGCTACGGGGAGAACTTCGGCGTAGCCCGAGACGGGGCTCCTGACGCCTTCTACCGCCTGCTGATTAAGGTCAAGATGATAAGCCTCCTCTCCGGCGGCGACATCGAGACCGTCATCAATGCGGCGGCGACCCTTTTCGACATCGAGCCGGAGCAAGTAGACCTCGACGAAGTTTTCCCCGCGAAGGTGTGGATATATGTGGACGAAGCAGACCTCGAGGCCGAGAAGATTGACACGGCGGAGCTCATCGCCGGCGTCATGAAGCGCATCGTCGCAGCAGGCATCGGGATGAGGCTTTTCCTCCGCACCTACCGGCGGAACGAAGCGACGCTCTACCTCAACACCGGGGCAGCCATCTCGTCGAGAATGACGATAAGGCCCCCGGTCATCAACCGCAGGGCCAGCAGCACCATCTACCTCAACAGCTACGCCTACGAGCTGGCACACATCACAATCCGGCCAGCATATTAAACAGACAGGAGGAACAGCACAATGCCAGAAATCGGCTACAACGACGGCAGCTACCTCACCCAAAAAGGGAACGACCTCATCGCCAAGCTCATGGCCTCGGGGGAGGGACTGCAATTCACCCGCGTCAGCGTCGGCGACGGGAGCATTCCTTCGGGCAGCAGCCCGGACAGCATGACAGACCTCGGGCACGAAGTTATGGACGGCATGATTGCCTCCATCGCCAACAGCAACAACGGAGAAGTCTCCATCGTCGCGCAGGTCAGCAGTGTCGGCGTCGAGACCGGCTTCAACGCTACGGAGCTTGGCCTCTGGGCCACAGACCCGGACGAAGGAGAAATCCTCTACACCTACCTCTCCCTGCAGGAACACCCGGAATGGATACGCCCGGACGGCGACGCCGTGAACAAGCTGGCGACCTTCACGCTCGTTACCATTGTCTCGAGCGTCAGCATCGTCACCGCCATCATCAACCCGGACGCCTTCGCCACGATGGCAGACCTCGCCAACTACGCGCTCATCGGCCACGGGCACGAAATTTCCGACATCGCCGGCCTGCAAGAAATCCTCGACGACTACGGGGACGAAATCGACCTTCTTTCCGACCTCATCAGCGGGGATATGCCCGGCGGCATCACGTTCAGCGCGGACTTCGCAACCCTTTCCAACGTCACCATCATTGACGGCGTGTGGAACCAGACAGCGAGGCTCATCGAGGCATGACGGCGGCGGTTCTCTGCACGG